GCTTCACTAAACCCAGCTTCTGCTGCCGCTTGCCCAGCGTACTGTCCAGCGTACTGTCCAGCGTATTGCCCAGCTTGTGTCGCTACATAAGAAGTAGCCGCTGCAGTTAGAACATCTCCAATGTCTCCACCTTTTATAGCGACAGAGGCGCCGTCAATAAGTGGGATCGCCCATGCCTGGCCTGTGGCGTACGCCGCCACTTTAGCGATTGCTGTTATGGGGTCGTCTGCAACTGCTTGGATAACGTCTTCAACAGCTTCAACTACTGGGTCAATAATTTCGTCAACAACCCAATCAGCAGTTTCTGAAATAGTATCACCAATAAACTTAATTGGGTTTTTGACGGCCTTTTTTGCGCCCCGTTCAATTTTTTTAGCAGCTTTTTTTACACTACCCATAACGCTACCTTATAGAATCTTTACCAAGTTTTACATAAACTATATACTCGTCGTCTTCTGTCACTCCAATATACATCGCAGAGTCACTAGTCTTTTTTAGCCGCTTTTGTATCATTTGCATTGCTGGTACTAAAGTATCCGTTTCAAACTCAGTGGTATAGTGTGTAACATTTTTATTCTGCAAGTACCGTAAATATTCCATAGCGTTAGAAATATAATTACGTCCTGTGTCTATGTTAAACGACCGGCCCCACATTTTATTTTTATTCTCACCTTTACCGCTATGAGCTAAAAACACAGTGTTTCCTATTTGCACAGTGTCGGCGCCCTCCATAGAACCTTCTTCTGCGATAGCTAAAAGCGCAGTTTCAAGTGGCAAATCTACCTCATCTTGAAGATTATTTAGTTGTGTTATAGACTCTACAACTATTTCGGGGGTAGTAAGTTTTTGTTTGTTACTATCTACTGTTTTCATGCCCGCCTCACGCTATTGCTGATAAGACAGCTTCTTTTGATTCTGCGTCTCTAGTTTTATGTTTATTAATATACGCCTCTAACTCTGCTAGAGTAGTCATTGGCATTTCATCTGCTTTTTCTTCCGCAATTCCAAATATGTCGGCTAGTATAGACCCAAGAAGCACACAGTCTAAACTATCTATGCCCAGCCCATCCATAGTGTCGTCAAGGGAAGTAGCTAAAGCCTCTGGCTCTTTGTATTTAGCTTCCGTTAGAGCTATATTAAATATGTCTATAAAGTTCATTACAAGTTACTCACAAATGACACCGCAACAACAGAAGACGGTATGCCTTGGTGCGGAGCGGTGGCGGCTTCGGTAAATAGACTCAATGTTGTATCGTCTGTCGCCCAATACATTTCAATATACTGCCCTGCTTCTACATCAATCGAGAAGTTCCAGTAGATTGGTTGATTAGCGTTGCCTTTAATTGTTTGTTTCTTTGCGCCATAGGCCACGTCGGTGCCGTTCTTGTTAATCCACGTCCATACTGTAGCATCGGAAGCATTGGTATGCGCAGTCATCAAAGTAACTTGAAAATTATATATTCCATCTGCAGTCACCAAGATTCTTGAATTATCCACGCCACTAATAGAAACACCGTTACCGATATAAGTGTTTTCAAACTCAACAGGGTAACCTGTGTTTGCAAGTGCAGCAGTTTGTGCAGTGGTGCTATAAAACAACCCGCGAGGCATGTACAAAAACTTGCCACCGTCATCGGTACCCAAAAGAGTGTCGATTGTGCCTATTAGCCGGTTAAAAAATAATCGTAGTACGTTATTACCTTGATCTGTAAAGGAGCGTTCATACTCGTCCGGTGCTAGAGGCAGTGCTGGCGGTTGTACTTTATTGATTAGATTGGTCATTAGCGCCTACCATCGGGACGCATATCTAATCGTGGAGTTCCTAACTGCCAAGCTACTCCTGTGCCAGTAGATTCAATCTTTACCGCAAGTTGGCGCCCTCGCACTCTAATATTAAGTTGTTCTGTGTACTCCTCAACCGGCACTGTAGAACTCCTAGTAATAGCGCCGTTGTTCACCCCACCTTGCGACGTAGGACTATTGTACCCCGAACCAGAGTTTGCTAACGGTAAAAACGACATGGTTGCTGATGGAGAGCCAGTATCAGACCCTGTAAAGTCCATGTCGGGAAGAGCACGCCAAATAAACATAAATTTATGCCCGTCATCCAGATCAAACTGCGAAGATGATATGTACGCGTTTATTGGCTGTGTTGTAGCGGTCTCATTGTCGTCGTTACCTTGCTCATGGTTTACAAGGTTATAGCTGTATGTAGCAGCTAACGGATTATCACGTAGCCCAGAATCTAGCCAAGCGGTGCGCGCCATAGTGCCATAATACCAAGCGTCTTCCACGTAGTTATAGACTACATACCGGTCGATATCGGTAACGTTGGACGAGCAATAGAACCACCAAATTTCATGGAACGATTCATTTGTGCCCGCAAATACTTGGTCATATTGTTCTGTGTTAAAATCAGTAAATATAAACCGCCGCAAGTCACAACGTAAAGGCTGCGTGCGCCCATCGTATTTATAGAATTTATCTTTGCCCATCCAGTAAGCAACACCATTCGCGTAAGCTACGCAGTTCTGTGAAGCTACAGATATGTTTTCTCCAACTAATTGCGCTGACCAGACAGCGGGGGCACCTACATACTGCAACGAGTACAGAGAAGAATTAGTCCAGACCAGCACTTCTTGTCTAGCTTGTGATGCCGCTACAATCTCGGTGCCTCTAGATAGCCGTAAACTACCTGCCTGATTAGTAGCTGCAGGAGTCCAATTTACTGCGTTTTCTTGGTCAGACCAGCGCACGAGCATCGGATCAACCGTGGCAGTACCAATGTCGTTAGTGCCAAAACAAAATACAAATCTGTTAATGTCAGATACAAGTATCAAACTTTGTTGTATAGGAACATCAGATGCGCCGCCAAGACTAGATAAAAGAACTCCTCGGGTAGAGACTCCACCGGTCGCATCCCAGTAGTATATAGGACCATTTCGCGGCCCAAATATAAGGTCTTCCCCAAAGTTTTGCTGGCTCCATAGGCGAATAGATTCGGCGGAAACAAGCCCTGTGCCCCACACTCCACCACCCCAAGTACCTGCACCCCAACCTGTCATAGGGATAGCATACGCCGCGCCCACGTTTATCTGGTAAGCTGCAGACACAGACCCCCCACCAGTCGCAGTAGACGTAGCGTTTGAAGCTGCGGTTATAGTGTATGTAATTCCGGTGGTGTAGGTAATCTGATACTCACCGTCTATGGTAAGGCCACCTACAGCAGTAGCACCGGAAAAAGTAACAAAATCTCCGTCTAGATACCCGCCTGCAGCGTCTGTAACAGTGACTATAGGAGACCCAGATACAGTCGCAAACGGGTCAGTCAGAGCTACAGTAGCCCGTAACGGCGTAATGTCATTATATGCTGCACCTTCTTCTAGATAGAATTTTAAGTTAGTACCCATCCCTAACAAATTTACACTACCTAAAGTAACCCAGTTCCATAGAGACCTGCAGACCCCCTGAAACGTAGCTGTAGAAATACGTTGCCACCCACCGATTTTTTCCGGCAAACCTTGACGAAATCGTACTTTATCACTCTCATACCAACCACCTTCGGTAGAGTATCTAGTTTGTTCACGATTTACGCCGGGTTTAAATAATATCTTCTGAAGTGGCATGATTTTACTCGCTACATACTTTCTCCAAATAACGGAGGTAATGTTGTTGCTTTGATAGATACACTCTGTTTTAGGTTCAATACTTCTCCGCAATCAGAACAAGTATCCGCAGATAATTCGGATTCATCTAGATCAAACCCGCAATTTTGGCATACAACCTCTACCGTATGCGCAGGCTCAACTACCCCAGAATCTAGTGTTTTTGGTTCATATGTTGCTCTCATTATTCCCCTCTTGGGCGCTGAATGTAGGTTGGCAAACTTCTCCCTGACAACAATCATCAATAACCTGATGACATTCTACGCACTCATCATGCCCGTGCACGTTTATGGTACGGAGTTTATTTCCACAACGAGGGCAGTGTTTACAATGTGTTTTACTAATCATTTGTTAATATTTAACACCTTTCTGTGCATTTTCCAAAACCAATTACCGGTAGCAGTAAAGGGTCTACCCATATATAGCAGCGCCCAACCAGCGTATCTAACCAAAATACGTTTTAACTTTGTTACGTTTGTTAACATTTTTCTTATGCACTCCGGGGCGGCGGTGCCGCTTCTTGTTAACTTTTGTAGATTCAATCTTCTTAGCCATCTGCTAACGCCTTCATTCTATCTACTAATCTTTTAGCACGATTTGGCACTTGAGTATACCATCTGGAATCTTCCGCTTCTATAGCCACTTGTAGCCACATCTTCGGGTCTTCCATAGCTTCAGCGACAGCGCCCCACATGCGTTGGAATTTGTTAAAACGTGGGTAGCC